TCAACGGTGAGTTTGTCTCGCTCACCACCGGCCAGGTGTACGACCGCTTCAACCGTGAGCTGCACGTTCAGACGGTTGACTGGGATCCAGAAGAGCCGATCCTGCTCGGCATTGACTTCAATATTGGCAACATGAGTGGCGTCTTAGCCGTGCGCCGTGGCCGTGAGCTGCACGTCTTTGATGAGATTACCGGTGCCCACGACACCGATGCCCTCGCTCAAGAGGCTCGCCGCCGTTACGGCAAAGCACGCATCCTTGGCTACCCCGATGCTTCCGGTGCCAACCGCAGCACCAATAGCTCCCGCAGCGACATCGCCATCCTGGAGAGCTACGACATCAGCAACATGGCACCCTCAGCCAACCCACCGGTGCGCGACAGGATCGCAGCGGTGCAAGCGTTGCTGGAGAACGGCATGGCCGAGCGCCGTCTGTTCGTCGATAAGCGCTGCAAGAAGCTGATCGAGTGCCTAGAGCTGCAGAGCTACACAGAGCAAGGTGATCCAGACAAGAGCGCCGGCTATGACCACATGAATGATGCGCTCGGCTACATCGTCCACCGCTGCTTTGAAGTGGGCCGTGGCCACAGCGGTAAAGCAGTGCGCAATCTGCGCATCTACTGATCGGAAACCTAGAAAAAAGGGCTGTGCACTTCAATCTCGCTGCCACTGAACTCAAGCCCGTCCTGTCCATTCAGGATCTCGGCGTTCACGATCCCGGCATCGCCTGGCAGCGGATGCAGCCCCGCTGGGAACTCATCGAAGAGCTGATCGGTGGCACGCTGCAGCTGCAAGCCGCAGGCCGTCGCTACCTGCCGCAGGAGCCGAAGGAATCCGACGAGAGCTATCTCGCCCGCCTGCGCCGCAGCGTCTGCCCGCCGTACTACCAGCGCTTAGAGCAGATGCTGGCCGGCATGATCAGCCGCAAGCCAGTCCGTCTGGACAACGTGCCTGATCAGGTGCAAGAGCACATGATGGACGTCGATCTGCAGGGCAACGATCTCAACGTCTACCTGCACAGCCTGGCCCGCACCTGTCTGCGCTACGGGCACGTCGGCGTGCTGGTGGACTTCCCTCGCGGTGATGAAGGCGACGACACACCGGTTACTGACTTCAACCGTCCCTACTGGGTGAGCTACAGCCCACGGGACATCCTTGGCTGGCGAACTGACGTAGTGGGCGGCACGCAAAAGCTCACGCAGCTGCGCCTGCTAGAGCGCGTCGTCGTGCCTTACTCGGAATACGGCGAAGAGGTGGTGGAGCAGGTGCGGGTGCTGACGCCCGGTGCGTTCCAGCTGTTCCGCAAGCAGGCCTCCCGCTCCCGTGATTGGGAACTGGTCAGCGAAGGCCAGACCACGCTCGACGAGATCCCCTTTGCGGTTGCCTACTCCAACCGCGTGGGCATCCTGGAATCCACCCCGCCGCTGGAAGAGGTCGCACACCTCAACCTGCAGAGCTACCGCGTCAGCTCAGACCTCAGCAATCAGCTGCACATCGCTGCTGTGCCTCGCTTCCATCTGTACGGCGTGCCAGCCGAACTAGATGAGATCACTGCTGGCCCTGACTCCGCCATGGCTCTACCCGTGGATTCACGGGCTGAGTTTGTGGAGCCGCAAGGCACCAGCTACGGCTTCCAGTTCCAGCAGCTGGATCGCATTGAACGCCAGATCAATCAACTTGGCCTGGCCGCTGTGATGGGTCAAAACATGACCAACCAAGCGGCAGAAGCCAAGGCCATTGACCGCAGCCAAGGTGATGCTGCCCTGATGACCGTGGCGCTTGGCCTGCAGGATCTGATCGACAACTGCCTGCGCTTCCACAGTGCGTTCCTCGGTCTGCCCAACAGCGGCAGCAGCATGGTCAACAACGACTTCGTGGCCCGCACGCTGGAGCCTGGTCATGTAGCCGAGCTGATCAAGCTGCGCCTCAACGGTGACATCACGCAGGAAACCCTGCTGATCCAGCTAGCCGATGGTGAGTGGCTCTACGACGACTTCAATGTCGATCAGGAGATTGAAGCCACCGCAGCGCAACAGCAATCACGGCTTGATGCACAAGCTGCGCAGCTTGATGCAAATCTGCAACAACTTCCGGGGCAACCTAATCAGCAACCCTGAGCCTGTGGCTCTACATGCCCGACAACGACACCGCTCCTGTGGAGCAGTCTGCAAACAACGCTGATCTGCAAGCCCTGCAAGCAGAACTCGATGCCATGCGCCGCAAGAATGCGGAGCTGCTGGACGAGAAGAAGAAGCTGGCCAAGAAGCTGCCTGAAGTGCCCGATGGCGTTGATGTCCAGGAACTGCTGGACTTCAAGCGCAAGGTGGAGCAGCAGCAGCTGGAATCCAAAGGCAAGTACGACGAAGCGCTTAAGACCTACGAGCAGCAGTACCGCGAGCGTGAATCGCAGCTGCAGGCTCGTGTCGCTGAGCTAGAGGCCGAAAACCGTGAACTCAAGGTGATCGGTCCTGCCGTCGCTGCCCTGGCCGACACCGTGCACGATCCAGATGAGGTGATCAGGTTGCGGCTCAAGCCCGATCAGATTGAGCGCGAAGCAGACGGCAGCGTGGTCGTTGTCGATGGCTACCAGCGCACACCAATCAGCGACTGGGCACGCACCAGCCTGCCGCAGTACCGCCTCAAGGCACCAAAGCCCGCCGGCACCGGCGCACCGGTTGGCCGTAGCACCGCTGAACTACCTGCCGGCAGCAAAAACCCCTTCTCGCGTGAGCACTACAACCTCACCGAACAAGCACGGATCTACAAAACAGATCCTGAACTCTATGCACGCTTAAAAGCTGCAGCTAGTAAGTAAACGCTTCTGGCATACTTACAAGCAAGAGGGAAGGCTGTGCTGACCCATTGGCCTGTGGCCGCACCACAAACCCACTCTCTTTAGGAGCTTGAACCATGGCGGCAACAGTCCGCTCGGATATTGTCATCCCGGAGATTTTTACTCCGTATCTGGAAGAGGCCACCACTCTTCGCAATGCCTTTATCGCTTCCGGTGTTGTGCAGCCCCTTGAGGCTCTCAACGCTGTGGCCGATGGCGGCGACTACGTGAATGTGCCCTTTTTCGATGCCAACCTCAGCGGCGACGCTGAAGTGCTGGCTGATAACGCCAGTCTGACCCCTGGCAACATCACCGCCGACAAGCAGCGCGGTGTGGTGCTGCACCGTGGTCGCGCTTGGGGTGTGCGTGAGCTGGCCAAGCTGGCTGCTGGTGCTGACCCCATGGCCGCCATCGGCAACAAGGTCGCTGCCTACATCGCTCACCAACAGCAGAAGGATCTGCTGGCCACCCTCGCTGGTGTGTTTGGTGCAGTCGGTAGCAGCAACAGCTCGGCATCCTTTGTCGATCTGACCTTTGATGCCGGCGGTTCTGGTGAGACCCCTCTCACCCCTCGTCACGTCGCCAAGGCTCGTGCACTGCTGGGTGATCAAGGCGACAAGCTGAGCGCTATCTGCATGCACTCGGCTGTCTACTACGACCTCGTAGAGCGTCGTGCCATTGACTACGTGACCGCCTCTGAAGCTCGCGCTACCGCTGCTGCTTCTAACGCTGCTACCCCCGATGTGTTCGCTGGCTCTGTGGCTGGCGCATATACCGCTGACGGCAGCGTGCCCTTTTACATGGGCATGCGCGTGATCGTCTCCGACGATGTGCAGACCAGCGGCTCTGGCTCCTCGAAGAAATATGCAACTTATTTCTTCACTCCGGGGGCAGTCGGATCGGGCGAAGCCCAGGGCATCAAAACCGAAGTGGACCGCGACATCCTCGCGCTGGCCGACTACATGGCCGTGTCCTGGCACAACGTGTTCCACCCCATTGGTGCTCAGTACCAGACCGCCGGCGGTGCTAACCCCTCACAGGCAACTCTGGCCACTGTTGCCAACTGGACCAAGGTGTACGAGACCAAGAACATTGGCATCGTGCGCGGCACTGTCACCAGCAACTTCGACTGAGGTTGATCTTCATGGGACTGACCGGGTTCAACCTGGCTCGTCGTGAAGAAGAAGAGGCTGCTGCTTCGGCAGTGGCCTCTGTTTCTACAGAGTCAGAAGTCTGCTCCATGCCTGAGCAGAAAGAAGCCCCCAAGCGCGGGCGCAAGAAGGCTGAGTCTGTCGAAGACTGATGGCGGTCAAAGCTAAGGCGGGTGTTACTGCCCGCCTTTTTGGCAAGGGCAAACCCAAAAAGACCCGGCAAGGGTATGGCCAGCACAGCCGGCCAAACCACGGGCGCAAAAAGCTAAGAGGACAAGGGCGTGGCTGATCTGTCGCAGCAAGTTGAAGCGTTCCTGCGCAACGCGCTGCGGCAAAAACAGCTGGAAGATCGCCTGATCAGGCAAGCACTACGAGACCTGCGCACCACGCTGACAGCTGTAGAGCGCGTCGTTGGTCAGTCGGGTGTGCTGAGCTTTGGGCCGGGCCGTGAGCAGACCATCAATGCGGTGGTGGCCGCTGTGGCCCGCAGCGTGCAGGAGAGCTTCGGTGTGCCGCAACTGGCAGCGCTGCAGGAAGCCCTGCGGCCGTTTGTAGAGCAGCAGCTGAGCTTCGCCCGCCGCATGGTCACCATGGCCGGCGGTGACCTAATCAATGAAGGTGCAGCGTCAGCATCAACCGTTCAGGTGCAGCGCATCGTTAATGACGCGGTGGTGGCTGGCAAAACGCTGAGCACGCAGCTCACGCAGAGCCTGCCGGCGTTGGTGGCTGATCGTGTGGAGCGCTTTGCACGCCTTGGCCTCTCGGACATCGGCGGCGAAACCTTCGCCACCTACGAAAGCGCCGTGGTGCGCATCACCGAAAACAACGTTGAAGCCCTGATCCGCACAGGTGTGCAGGAAGTAGGCAGCGCCGCGCAGCAGGCGATCTATGAGTTTGAAGCCGATCCTGACTGGATGGGACCGGACGGGCTTGTCTGGACAGCAGTGCTGGATTCTGCCGTTTGCCCAATCTGCTTGAAGCTGGATGGCAAGCGATTTCCAGCTACTTACCGGAAGGTATCACCGCATTTTCAGTGTAGATGTGTAATCCTGCCTTGGAAATGGCGCAACGAGACGATGACCGATCCACAGGGCAACCCGGTGCAGCCCAATCGCCTGGCTGACGGTGATGGCGCCGAGGGTGCGTTGTCATTCAAAGTGGCTGCCAAGCAGTGGGTCAAAGACAACCCCGAGACTGCACAGGCCATCTTTGGCAAGAAGCTGGGCCAACGCCTTGTTGACGGTGAGATCAGCTTTGATCGTGCCGTCAAACTCTGGCAATCACCCAAGAAATAAGCGGGCAACCTAGCGGCAAGGGTGTGCCGCTATGACCGTCACTGTC